GCAGCCAGAACAGCGCCCTGCTGCGCGCCCTGGTGACCGACGTCCTGCGCCCCGCACTCATGGACCACCAAGCCCCCTTGGTCCTGGGAGGCACGCCGTCGACGATCCACGCGGGCTACTGGTTCGAGTGCGCCAGCCCATGGCGGATCACGTCCCACCCGCGGTTCGAGTGGACGATCCACCACAACCCGATCTTCGAAGGACGGGTCGAGGACGAACTACAGACCGTCCTCGAGGAGAACCGCTGGAGCAAGGACAACGTCACGTTCCAGCGCGAGTACCTCGGCAAGTGGAAGGTCGACAACGAGGGCCTGGTGTTCCCCATCGTGCGCGGGCGCAATACCGCCACCGCGCTGCCCACCCACACCGAAGCGGGCGCCGAGCTCGACCCCAGCCGCTGGCGCTACGTAATCGGCGTCGACGTCGGAGTGCGCACCATAACGGCGTTCGCAGTCACCGCCGCCCATCCTGGCCTCGCCCACCGCAAGTACGTCCTCAGCACCGAGAAGCACGAGGACTGGATCACCCATCAGGTCCGCGACCGGCTGCGCGAGCTCAAGAAGCGCTACCCTCGAGCGGAGGTCGTCCTGGACACCGGCGGGCAAGGGGCTCTCCATGCCGAGGAGCTGTGGCGGCTGTGGTCCGAGTACGTCGACGCCGCCAAGAAGACCGAGCGCGCCTCCGCCGTCCGTCTGACCCGCGACGACCTGCTCGCCGGTGACCTCATGGTCCTCGACGGTCCCTGCAACGACGCCCTGCGCGAGGAGTGGGGCGCCATGGGGTGGAAGAAGGACGACCTGAACGTGCCAGACGACGCAGCGGAGGACCACGCCTCCGACGCCACCATGTACGCCCTGCGCCGGTTGCGGCACTATGCGCAGCAGGACACCGCGCCACCGCCGACCCCCACCGAGCAGGCCGACCGCGACCGCAGACGGAAGTTCGCCGAGCTCGAGAAGCGCAACCGCAAGGCGCGTGACGCACGCGCGAGGAGACGACGACTGTGAACGAGATTGCCATTTCCCATCGAGCCAGTACCGCGAATACGACGTTTCAGGTCCGCCCAGGCACCGCGGATGACCTCGCGATCGTGACCGACAGCTGGGTGAAATCCTTCGTGCCGTCCGATCGCGCTGCCCGCCTCCCCGGCTGGTGGGGCGACCCGACCGGCGACCGGTACATCTGGAGCTCGTCGCACGCCCTCGGCCCGAACGTGTGGTACCGCATGCACCGCGCCATGGTCGGCGAGCTCCTCGACCGCTGCGCCTTGCTCGTCCTCTGCACGCCGTCGGCCCCCGAGGTGGTGCTGGCATGGGTGGCATTCGACGCCGATGAGGCCTTCGTGCGGCTGCATTACGCCTGGACCCGCCCCGAGCTGCGCCGGCGAGGGCACGGCCGCACGCTCATCGCCGAGGCCCGCTCGAAGGGTGGTGACCGTCTATGGGCGAGCCACATGACCCCGGACGGCGCGAAGCTGATAGGCTCGGCGTCGTGAGCCGCAGCAGCAACCCGATCCCCTGGTGGCGCGACGACTCATCCGACGTGCACGTGAACCTGTACGACCACGCCGTACAGACGATCGACCGCCACGGCCGACGCTCGACCTTGCGTCGCCTCGAGAGCGTCTACACGGGGCAGGCGGGCGACAACGACTGGGGCTCACTCTACAAGGTGGCTGCCAACGCCTTGCTCTCCGTGTTCGCCCAACTGTCGAGGGCAACCCCCCTCACTCAGGTGCTGACCGAGGGGGGTTCGAGGCCCATGCAGCAGCGCGGCCGGGCCCTGACCGCCTGGCTACTCGGCCAGCGGGTGGCCCTCAAGGGCGACGCTCTGCGCAAGCAGGCCCTATTCGACGCGGTCTCCTACGGAGCGGGGGCGATCCACACCTTCCGCGACGAGGTGGGCAAGCCCTGCCAGCAGCTCGTGTGGATCGGTGACCTCGGCGTCGAGCCCAGGGAGGAACGCAACCGTGCCGTCCACACCCTCTACCGAGCGATGAGGATCGACCGCGAGGTTGCAATGGCTCGATGGCCATCGCAGCGAGACGCCCTCGAGAGCGCCGATGACCAGTTCCGGGAAGAGAGCGTCGACGACGGAGTCGACAACACCGACCTCGTGACAGTCGTCGAAGCATGGCGGCACACCGTAGGGAAGGTCACCGGCCGCCATGCGATCGTCTGTTCGAGCTGCACGCTGCTCAATGAGGCGTGGGACAAGACCGCGTTCCCGATCGACGTGCTGCACTTCAACCCGCGACATCGTCGGTTCTTCGGTATCGGCCTGCTTGAGTCTATGGCGGCCGCGCAGGAACAGATCGACATGGTGTCGAACAAGATCGACACCAGCTTCGAGAAGGGCGCTCCCAAGTGGATGATCCCAGAGTCGGCACACGTAGACGACGACGCGATCACCGACACACCCTATGAGGAGATCCGCTTCTCGGGTCCGCTCGCCCCCGAGTTGATCACGCCGCCTGCGATCTCATCGGATTGGCGGACCATGCTCGACCAGACGATGGACATGGTCTACAGCCTGCACGGGATCTCCCCGCTCTCGGCCTCGTCCCAAGTTCCGAGTCGTGTCGAGGCGGGCAGCGGAAAGGCTCTGCGCGTGCTCACGGATGTCGAGGCGGCGTTCTTCTTCCCGCAGTCGTCCGGCTACGAGGAGTGGTCGGTCGATGTGGATCGGAGCCTGATCCGTGTGGCCGAGGAGATCGCGAGCGACGAAGGTCCCGAGAGCGAGAAGATCGCCGTGCTCGGGATCCCCAAGTCCCGAGGTCGGTCGCCGCTCAAGCAGATCAAGCTCGGTGACGCCCGCTTCGACGACGAGAACATGGTGCTACGCGCGCTCGCCAAGGCGAAGCTGAGCAAGTCCCCCGCGGGGCAGTTGGCCGACGTGAGCCAGATGAGCGACCTCGGGATCGTCAACACCACCGACCAGATGGCCGACCTGCTCGAGATGCCAGATACGGTTCGCTTCATGGACGTCGACGCATCGGGGCGCGAGGCGGTGGACATGCAGATCGAGGCCGCCCTGGACGGGACCCCCCAGACCCCCGAGCCCTCGTTCCCGCTCGAGTACGCCGAGAAACAGGCCACCCTGAGCTTGAACTTGGCGCTCTTGGATGAAGTGGACGGCGCGGACACCGAGACCTTGCGCGACTACCTGCTCAGCGTTCAGGACGAGATCAAGAAGATCCGGGAGGCCGCCGCACCCCCGCCGGCCGCCCCACCATCACCCGCGGGCCCCGCGCTCCAGGCGGTGCCAGGGGACGCTGGTGGCGCACCACCCATTTCGTAGGGTAGGCTACTGACGTGTCGGACACCGCTCCCACCCTTGACGCCGCTGGGGCGCCCCCTCTCACTCCTCGAGCTCGTGCTATGGCCGCCCTTGACGCTGGGCGGGTGGAGGTGCCCGAAGAGGTTGACGCCCAGATGCCGGAGCAGCCGGCCGGCGAGCAGGAGCCACCAGCAGAAGAGCAGGACGAGACTACGGCATCTCTCGTCGAACGCGTCCAGGCCAAGCTCGAAGCGAAGCGCCGCGAAGCGCTGACCGCCAAGCCTGAGCCTGCGGAGGAGACATCCACCGAGCCGCCGCCCGACCTCGCCGGCCGACTCAAAGGGGACGACGCCCTGCTCGCGCTCCACGAAGCTGGCGTCGATCTGGTCTCCCTCTACGAGCGCCTCGGCGAGCAGGCCGAGGTGGGCCCCAAGGACCGGGCCGTGCGGTCGGACATCTCCGCGATCCGCACCGAGCTCGAAGCCACCAAGGCCGAGCTACGCCAACTGCGCGAGGCGGACGAGCGAGCCGCGACCGCAGACACGGTCAACGCGGCCACCAAGACATTCCTAGATTTCGCGCGCTCCGACGGCGACGGCCAGAAGAAGCGCTATCCATTCCTTGCTGCTGCGTCTGATGACACGGCTCGCGAGTACGCCGCTGGGGCTGCTCGTGACCTTCGTGAGGCCGGCATGGACCGGGACGACCAGGGGCTCATGCTCCCTGATGCCGAGGTGCTCTCGCTGATCTCACAGGTCGCCGAGGAACGCCTGGGCAAGTTCCTAGCAAGGTTCTCCACCGTTGGGGTGGGGAAGCAACGAGAGTCGGCGGTTGGTGCCGAACCGGGGTCGCAAGGCCCCACCACTCTCACCGCGGAGATTGGGGGCGAGACGGCCACCCGTGCCAAGCCCGATCTCCACGATCCTCGGCAGCGAAAGGCCTTCGGCGTTGCGTACCTGCGCAACCAGGGCCTCTAGCGCACAACCAACCGGACCATAGGAGGCGGGCATGCCCGCAGCAACGCTACAAGATGCGCTGGGGAACCTGGCGCTCGAAATGTGGGTCGACAACGTCGTCGGCGACATGCTTCTCGAAGAGAACCCCCTCATGGGGATCATCGACAAGTCGTGGGACGAGGCCGGTGACCCCCTGGTCATGGGCACGACCTTCGGCAGCGACGGCGGTCACTCAAGCACGTTCGCGAACGCCCAGGCCAACTTCAACTCCAGCGGAGAAGTGAAGTGGATCATGGCGCTCGTCGACGAGCACTCGATCTTTCAGATCACGAACAAGACCATGCTGTCGATGAAGCGCAAGGGTCGCGCGGCCATGGTCGACGGCCTGGAGCACATCACCCAGAAGGCATTCAAGCGGTTCAAGCGGAACATGCAGCTCTCGCTGTTCCGAGAGTCCCATGGAGCGCGAGGGCAGATCGCGTCCGGCTCCGGCACACCGACGATCACTCTCGTCGACCCGGCGGAGGCGGTGCACTTCTCGATCGGCGACTACATCACGTCGAGTGACAACCTGACCGGCACCGCCGACGACGGCGAGGCGATCCGGGTTGCCGGTGTCGACCCGATCGGCGGCACGCTCACCCGCACCGGTGGCAACTGGAACGACGGCGGCAACTTCGCGGCCAACGACTACCTCTTCTTCGACGGCACCAAGGGGCTCAAGCTCAACGGCCTCCCCGACTGGGTGCCGCCGACCGACCCCACCGCAACCCCGTTCAACGGGGTGGACCGTACCCAGGACCTCGTTCGTCTCGGTGGCCTCCGCGTGGTCGCCGATGCGGCCCTCGACGGCACCCACGAGGCAGCGATCCAGCGTGCTGTCGCGCTGTCCCGCCGGTTCGGCTCGAAGATCACGGACATCTTCCTCGAGAACCTGGATTGGCAGCAGGTCGCCCGCGAGCTGGGCAATCCGCGAGTCGAGCTGATCAACCCCCGTCGAGCCAATGGCTCGGTCGTGGGCCACATCAGCTACTCGAGCATCGTGCTGATGACCCCGGCGGGGCCGGTGAACCTGCTCAATGCCACCGACCAGCGGTCGGCGGTGTGCCACGGGATCCAGCGGGACACGTGGAAGATGTTCGGCAACCGCGAGCCGGGGCTGGACAAGCACGACGGCAACTCGGTCCTCCGACTCAACGCCCAAGCCGCCCTCGAAGGACGGTTCGAGGCGTACCTGCAGCTCGGGTGCCGTGAGCCTGGCCACAACCTGACGCTCGACCTGACCGCGACGCAGCAGACCACGCCGTGAGCCGAACGAGGACCAGAGGAGAGATGCGGGAGCAGGCCTACGCGCTTGCCGACGCATCCGACTCCGAAAACACGCCCGTTGCCGACGCCAACGTATGGCTCGACCAGGCGATCGCGGAGCTCTGGGACCTCCTCGTCACGACCGACCCGCAGCGCTACATGGTCACGACGACGCTCACCGCAGTGGACGGTGAGCGTCGGTACTCCTTCGACGACGCGTCGGTGTTCAGCCCGGTGGCGTCGGATTTCATGGCGCTCGTGGGTGTGGATTTCGTCCGCGAAAGCGAGCGCTCCCCCCTCGAGCCGTTCTCGTTCCACGACCGAGGGACGCTCGACTACCATCAAAGCCTCCCCCTCGTCCGACGTGGGACCGATGTTCGTTACATGGTCCAAGGGCAAGGGGTCGACGGCGCACAGACTCGTCTCGTGTTCGATGTGCTGCCCGCAGCAGGCCCGAACTACGAGGTCCACTATGTCCAGGCCGCCCCCGAGCTCGTCGATGACACGGCGACCTTCGACGGCGTCAACGGGTGGGAGGACTGGGCGATCTACGACGTGGCGATCCTGATCGCCAACCGCGAGGAGACCAGGACCGATGTGCTCGAGCGCAAGCGCGCGGCGATCCAGAAGAGGATCGAGGGCATGGCCCCGCGCCGAGACGTAGGTCGGAGCGGGCAGGTGGCCACGGTCTGGTCACGACGATCTCTCAGGGGCCGACGCGGCACGCGGTTGCGTTGGTGAGTCCCTGACCACGAGGAAACCCCATGGCGAACCAGCAGTTCCCGATCAAGATCACGCCGCGCGGCTCATCGAACCGCCGGATCATACAAGCGCTCAAGTCTGGGCGGATCTCCTACCCCATGGGATTGACGTACTGGACGAAATACGTGGTGCGGTTCGGGGCGGGCGACTTCGCGCCGGCTGCGGCCACGACCCAGACGCTCGACCTGAACACGGTCTATCCCAACCAGGCGATCCCGGTCGATGTGTTCCGTCTGCCGGGCACATTCCTCCGCGCGTACGACCCGATCGCGGGCGGCACGATCGCCGACAGCGATGCCGAGGTCGGCGAGGACGGCGGAGCGAACGACTCGCTGCTCACGATCTCTAACATCGCGAGCATCGACATCGTCGACAGCACGCCAGGCGCGACCGACAACGACGGGCGCACCGAGGAGACCTTCGCGCCGTCGTTCACCGTGATGCTGGCTGGCGGCAACGTCGACGCGGCGGTCAGCGGCCGGATCGGCGTCTTCATCCCCTACCTGAAGCTGCCGTCATGAACACTCGTATGCCACCGTTGGTCACCAACGGACGAGTCGAGATCGTTGCCCACGAGTTCGGGCAGGTCCCGCAGTCGATGTCTCCGCAGTTGCTGTGGAGCTGCCAGATTACGGCCGCCGAGCTCGCGGTCAGCAACTCACCGACGATCATCACGATCCCGTCGGTGGGTTTCGTGCCAGGTCGTCTACGGTTCACCTTCACGGGCGGAGGCCTGCCGGGTCCCGTAAGCGTGAACGCCGACGCGAACGTCGGCGACACCGAGAACGACCTCGCTGCGATGGCGGAGTCAAACATCGACGCAGAGCCGCTTCTCGACGGAGTGGTCGAGGTGAGCTCGAACCTGAATCAGGTCACGATCACCCCGGTCGAAGGGATCGACCCGCTCACGATCACCTACACCTTCACGGCTGCGCAGGTGATCGAGATCCTCGCGTCTGGCAGCGTGGGAGCCGGCGACTACGTCCTGATCTTCGACGGGTTCGACCTCGTCTCCCCGGTTCCGGTCACGACCTCGTTCGTCGGAGGTACACCAACCGATCTCGCCATCGCGATCGAGGCGGCGATCGAGGCCGAGGCTGCCTTGAGCTCGGTGGTAGACAACGCAGATGACGACGGGGCGGGGCTGAACACGGTCCAGATCCGACCAGGGCGGTCGACGGGGACGATCACACTCGAAGGCCAGTACAAAGCCACGTTCGGGGCGCCTGCCACCGATGGCAACCACGTCCTGACGTTCATCTCGGCGTCCCTGCCGGGATCGGTGCCGGTGACCGTCGTGCGCGCGGGCGGTGTCCCTGTCGGGCCAACCGAGCTCGCAACCGCGATGGTGACGGAGATCGACAACAACGTGCAGCTCGACCCGCTGGTGGAGGGGGTGACGTCGTCCGGGGCGGTCGTCCTGATCGACACCTTCGCGGGTGTCACCTTCACGTTCGACACTGCGGTGCCAGGAGGGACGCTGACGACCGAGGACGGTGTCGCGATCTCCGATGCGACCACGGCCGGACCGATCATCACGTCTGATCGGTCACTCGACCTGACCGCCTTCAAACCCAATGACGCGATCGTGACGGAGATCCTCCGCCAAGAGGTCTGGGCGGAGGTCACCGAAGCGTGGCCCGCAGGATCTACGCTGCTCGTCGACGACGCAGGGGTAGCCTCGACCGAGGTGCTCGAGGACGTCGACCTGACCGCGCTCGGTGTGACTCAGGGGCCCGTGATCTCCACGCTTGCGGCCGCAGCAGAGGCCGAGGCGGCGTGGCAGCCCAGGGCTCTTGTGACGGATGCTGCGCAGGGTGCCGTGACGATCTGGGTAGTGTTTGGAGCGTTGCCAGAATGACGATGCGGGAGCACTGGCCGATCGACTCGGTCGGCGTCGAGGAGGACGAGCTCAACAACGTCCCGATCAACTCACGGCACGCGATCTTTCTCGGGGCTGATGTGGTCAACCCCGGGGCGGCCGAGGTGTACCTCGTGATCTACGACCGCGAGACTGCGCTGGTCTCGCCAGGCGTGACGCCCCCCGCATACACGCACTCGTTGGTGCCGGAGAGCACCCGTGTGCGGC